AGGATATTGGAAAGATGGTTGCAGGCGAGGCAATCACAGTAGGTACCGAAATTGCTGTTGACGGAGATGGTTACGCTGTGGCAGCTAAAAGCGGTGACTATGTTATCGGTGAAGCAACTGAAAGCGTAGCAAATTCTGGCTCTTGGGTAAGCGTTCAGGTTACCAAGTCAGGTTATAAAGCATAAGGAGGATACAAAGAATGAGCAGAACGATTGGAAGTGCTGCAGAATTGCAGGCACGAATCAACAAGGGTTGGAAGCCTAATCGCTATCTAACCAACATGAGTATGGCGTTTTTCACAAATGCCGAGAGTTATGTCGCCTCTAATATTTTCCCTATTTGTCCGGTTGATTTCTCTACCGGATTTTATTATGTGTTCAACAAGGGAGATTTAGCACGTGACAATGTAAGAAGAAAGCCTAAATTCGGAAAGGTAGACCCGGCACAGCTCGGACACACCGACGAGACTTACAAGTGCGAGGTTGACCAGGTTATCACAGGAATCGACCAGATTGGAACTCAGAACTACCAGCGTGCAAATGTTCCTCCGTCAATCGACCCTAGACGTTCAAAGAGCCGTTTCATCACAGAACAGCAGCTGTTACATTTAGACTTGACTTTTGCCGAGAACTTTTTCAAATCCGGAGTATGGGATAACGAGTTTGAGGGCGTTGGTTCAGGTGGTTCAATCGGTGGTTCTCAGTTTATCAAGTTCAGTGACGCAAACAGTGACCCGATTAAGTTTATCGACGCAAGAAAGCGTGAGATTACACTTGGCGGCCGCCGTATGCCAAACAAACTTGTGCTTGGTTATGACACATACAACGCATTGAAGGAACACCCAGACCTCATTGAACGTGTTAAGTACACGGGGAGCACGGTTAACCCGGCAAGAGTAAACGAGAGCGTTCTTGCACAGTTGTTTGGCGTGGAAAGTGTTAAGGTCCTTGATGGTTCTTACAATGCGGCAGAGGCAGGACAGCCAGACGATATGCAGTTCATTTGCGAACCGGACGGGTTGCTGCTTGCTTATACCACATCAACACCAGCTATCGACGAGCCATCTGCAGGCTATATCTTCACATGGGATATGCTTGGCAACGGCAACTATGTCGCTACATCTCAGTTCGAGGGCGAACCGGGTACTCATTCAGAATTTATGGAGGGATTGATTTCAACAGATATGCGTAAGACTTGTGATGATCTTGCTTGTTACGCAAAGGATTGTGTATAGGAGGATAAACATCATGAGATATATTTGTATGAAGACACTGAAATTTGGAGATAAGACATACTTTCCGGGAGAAACAATCCCGGAAGGTGTGATTTTACCTGAAAGAGTTAGAAAACTTATCAACAGCAACTTCATAGCCGAGGGCGATGTAAGTGGAGAAATGCTCAAAGATTCTGACAGAAAGACTTTATACACCGAATCAGAGGTTGTCGAAAAAGTAAAGCTGGCGGTAAATGAAGCCATCGCTAATCAGTCTGCAGATGAAATTCTGCAAGATGGGACTGTAGAACAGTATACAGAAAACATCATCATCCCGGTAGAATCCGAAAAGAGAGCAGATGGTACCAGTGAGGTTGTTCAGTTAGCAGTATCTCCGAATGAAGTGCAGCAGATTTTTGAAATTCTGCAAATGAACGCTGATGATGCAAGTAAAGCAATCGCAGAGGTTGAATCTGAGAATGTGTTGATTTTACTTCACGCAAGTGACAGCCGGAAAACTATTGAAAATGCGGTCAAAAAGAGAATAGACACATTAAATACCACTGATGAGGTTACAGAACCACCAAGCGACAGTAACGAGGTTACAGACACATTACAGCAAGATGGCAACACCGAATCATAACAGCAGAGGTGGTGATTTTGTTATGGCAACCAAATCTTATAACTATGACCCTGAAAATATAGTAGTACCAGGCAGAGACAAAATGAGGTTTGAGCTTGGCGATACAATGGTCGAGGGCAAAGAGAATACGGCAGCTCTCACGGATGAGGAAATTAACGGAGCGATTGCACTCCATCCGAAGTCGTGGAAACGAGCGAAACTGGCTTGCCTAGAGAGCATTTATCGTCGTTTTGCTTATGAGGTCGATACTAGAACCGGACCACTTACTCTGTCATTGCATGAGAGAGCAGAATCGTGGAAAAAGGATTACGAAGACTTAAAAGCAGAAATTGAGAACACATCAGTGCCGAGATTTGGTGGTGGTGGAAAGAGAAATATACCATATTTCCATAAGGATATGCAGAAGAATGAAAGGACGTTCAGAGGATGATAAACGCAAGAATGATGTATCTGAGACCCGGAAATCTGTTTAAGGAGTTTGTCCTTGAAAAGAAAACGGAAACGAAAGTAACCGAGGGTGGAAGAGTTATCACAGGCAAATTTGATTCTGTCAATCCTACCATAATACAAGGATGTTTGGCTCAGGCTACTGACAAGGATATAGCAAATCACAGCATAGAGAATCATGTTGTATCACACACGATTGTACAGAGTGGTCCAAGACAAGCCGAGAGGCACGACAGACTGGTACTGAATAATCGTGTTTTTTACGTTACAGATGTGGATGATGCCGACGATTTAGGCGTATCGACAATTTACTATGCAGAAGAAAGGCATGATGTAAAATGAGTAAACTTTGGAAGGACAGTACAACTCCGCAAAACGCTGGCTCGGCAATTCGATTTTGTGTGAAAGATATTACCGCAAGTGTCAATAGACAGGTAGCATCTCGTGGAGCAAGGGCGGTAAACCATATCAGAAACGCTGAGTTGGAAGTGCTCAGAGGTCAAAGGTCTGGAAGAAGATACCGTAAGCCGTTTACAAAAGCAACCTATACAGCCTCGGCGCCCGGGGAACCACCTGCAAGAAGAACTGGAAATTTAAGACTTCATTGGAGTGGTGAAGTTGAAAGCACAGGGAACAGCACAGGGGGGACGACGGTTATTGCCACACTGGAAAGCCAAGAGCCTTACGCAGCATATTTGGAAAATGGAACATCAAAGATGGCGCCAAGACCTTTCGTGGACAAAATCACAGAAAAAGCGGCGCCCGAAATTAAGAAACTTTATAGCGAACCATACTCGTAGGAGGTGTTTAGATGGCATTAGTTATTGAAAAGCCTGAACCACAATTCGACCTAGCGCAAATCAAACATGGCAGTTTGATTTACGGGAAACATAGGACATGGGATAAAGGAGAGGCGGGAATTGTTGTATCAGCACAGGAAAAAGAGTTGATTGTTCAGTATTATCCCGGAATAGCAAATGTTACGAATCATTTTGTAATCTACATTTCTGAAGTCATGGCCGGAGAATGGGAAATAAGATGGTCTGACGACTTATCGGAAGTAAGTGAATTTCCTGAAGTAGAGCCTGACGATACATCACAGAATACCGACGGCGGCATCCAATCAGGAAGTGAGTATATTGACGGAGTGACGGAGGATAACGATGAAACTGGATGAATTGATTCGTAAAAGATTTTGTGATTCTGAGGAATTAACAAAACGGCTGGCAACATTTTCTGATATGCCCGCCGTATTTTGCCCTGCACCTCCTGATGATAAGGATAGCTTGTGGGGAGAAATGACACATTACCCCCGGTTGATATTCAATTATGATATGCAAGCAAACGAGGAAAGAAAAAGCGTTGGGACACTAGCGATAACGCTGGTTTGCCAAAACACATCCGAAGTATTCCCGGAAGAAATAGAACCTCTGGTAAAGAATTGCTTGCGAGATGTACTTATGAAACCGGACGAACATCCTCTATATGCTTTTTCATGGGCTAAGACAGAGGGGTTTGAAATGCAGACAGGGAGTACAGAATTGCTTATTGGCTCAGAGATAAGGTTTGATATTCTCGAATACAGCAGCCAGATAACGACAGACCCCGATCCTATTATGGCTGCAAATAAGTACATCAAAGAGCTTTATCCCGAAAGTGTCGTTATCGGGTATGACAGAATGAGTGACATTACCGAATCAACGAAAGAAAATCCGGTAATTTACTGTAGACTTGTAGAATCTACAAAAGCGAGAGAAACGAATACAGTCGCATGGATGGATGGCAGAATAGCCGTCCATATTTTGTGTCCGGATTCAGAAACTCGCAAGAAAA